GTCCTGGTCGCTGGCAGAAGATTCGGAAAATCTTATTTATCCTGCATCGAACTCCTCAAAGCAGCAATAGACCGCCCTGGCGAAACCTACTTCTACTGTGCCCCAACTTATCGCATGGCAAAAGACATCGCCTGGAAAGAAATCAAAAAACTAATCCCACCCCAATGGATTCACGCAAAAAACGAAACCGACCTAAAAATAGAATTAATTAATGGATCGCTAATCGAACTCAAAGGAACTGAAAACGCAACAACCCTGCGTGGCCGAAGTCTCGCTGGAGTAGTACTTGACGAAGCAGCCTTCATGGATTCCGATGTCTGGTTCCAAGTTATCCGACCAGCCCTCGCAGACAAACAGGGATGGGCACTTTTCATATCCACCCCTGATGGAACGGCCTCATGGTTCTACGATTTATGGTGCTACGTTCCAGAAGATGAAACAGGTGATTGGAAACGCTGGAGCTTCACCACCATAGACGGGGGCAACGTCCCAATCGAAGAAGTCGAAGCAGCCAAGTCCCAACTAGATAGCAGAACATTTAAGCAGGAATTTGAAGCAAGTTTCGAGAATCTCACGGGTCTCGTTGCAGTCTCCTTTTCAGATTCCAACATTTCTACCGAAGCCGAGGACATATCCATCGCCCCACTCCTCCT